CAGGATAATCCGTAGGAAATCCGCTGGAGATGTTACAACAGCAATTGCCACGGCAATGTGCGTTCACTTATTGAGTAAACCAGTTTCTGTGCCAATGATCTACGCATGACGGTCAAAAGTGATATAATTCTCTAATGGGATTTTTCCGCGATTTAATCGGCGTAACACCAAAAACTCAAATTCAGGCGCAACTTGCACCACCTGTCGTCACAGACGCATTTAATTTTTATTCTCAATTTTCACCGTTTCAAACTGTAAGTCGTAACGAAGCAATTTCCGTTCCGAGCGTTATGCGCTGTCGCAACTTAATTGCAACAACAATTGGCGTTATGAATTTGGAAACTTACTCAAAGGCAACTAAAGAGGAATTACCAAATTTACCTTGGGTGAATCAATTATCTAAATCAGCACCTAACAGCGTTATCATCACCGCCTTGGTTGACGCATTATTTTTTTACGGCGTCGGGTATCTTGAGGTAACTGAAGTTTATCAGGACGACAATCGTCCAGCGCGTTTTGATTTCGTTAACAACATTAGAGTTACAGTCCAATTAAATAAAAATAACACCTTTGTAGATTTTTACAGCGTGGACGGAGTTGAGCGCCCAATGTCGGGAGTTGGCTCGCTAATCACCGTACAATCACCAATTGACGGAATCCTTATTTCGGGCGCTAGAACATTAAGAGCAGCAATTGATTTAGAAAAAGCAGTTAGCGTTGCTTCAGCTACCCCGCAACCAGCTGGCATATTAAAAAACAATGGCGCTGACATGGGTGAAAAAGAAGTTGCTGGATTATTAGCAGCTTGGCGTTCAGCAAGAGCAAACCGTTCAACTGCTTATTTAACTGCAAGTCTTGAATACCAACCAACTTCGTTTTCGCCTAAAGACATGCTTTATGTGGACGGTTTAAACAATATGGCAACTCAGATCGCAAGACTTTGCAATGTTCCTGCTTACTACATTAGCGCGGACAACAACAACAGTATGACTTATACAAATGTCCAAGACGAGAGGCGTCAATTCGTTGCGCTATCTTTGCAACCTTACATTTCGGCTGTGGAGAATCGTTTTAGTATGGACGACTTGACACCTAACACACAATTTGTTGCGTTTGACATGGACTCAGGATTTTTAAGAGCAAACCCATTAGAGCGTTTAGCCGTAATTGAAAAGATGTTAGCACTTGACCTAATAACCTTTGAACAAGCTAGAGAAATGGAAGAATTGAGCCCAAATGGAAATAATTAATTTTAGTGCAGATTTAGAGGCTTCAGAATCTCGCAGAATCATTGCTGGAAAAATTGCGCCTTATGGCAACGAAATTGGAAACACCTCAGTAGGAAAAGTAATTTTTGAGGCAGGTTCTATTTCAATTGATGACCCAAAAAATGTTAAATTACTTTTAGAGCATGACCCAAAAATGCCAATTGGTCGCATGAAAAATGTAACTGAGGATTCAAATGGAATTTATGCTGAGTTTAAAATTTCTAATACAACTCGCGGCACAGATAGTTTAATTGAGGCAAGCGAATCGCTTCGTTCTGGTCTGAGTGTTGGAGTTGAAGTTATTAAAGGAAAAAACAGTAACGGAGTGTATCGCGTAAGCGCCGCACGATTAATGGAAGTTTCGCTAGTACAGGCAGCCGCATTTAAATCTGCTGAAGTAACTAGCGTTGCTGCGTCTGAAAATACAGAGGCAGTTTCAACCGAAACCAAAACAGAAAAAGAGGAAATTGTGGAAAACACAACTACTGAAACTGTTGCGACCGAGGTAGTAGAAACCCCAGCGGTTGAAGCTTCTCGCCCAACAATTGCAGCACCAATTTATACAAAGCCTCGTCTTGAGTTCACAAAGGAAAAATTCCTAGAGAACACACTTCGCGCACAATACTTAAATGATGACGCAGCTCGCCAATACATTGCAGCGGCAGCAGATACAACTGACAACGCAGGTTTAATTCCTACTCGTCAATTAACAGAGTTAATCAACCCACTTTCAAATGCTGACAGACCTTTTATTGATAGCATTTCAACTGGTGCATTGCCTGACGCTGGTATGAGTTTTGAAATTCCAAAACTAACACAAGCCCCAACAGTTGCAGAAACAGCTGAAGGTGCAGCCCCTTCCAATACTGACCAAAATGTTGCCTTCACTACGGTTTCTGTGAAAAAATACGCTGGTCAACAGCAATTTTCGGTAGAGCTATTGGACAGGTCGTCGCCTGCGTTTTTCCAAGAATTAGTTCGCCAAATGGAATTTGCTTATGCTAAAGCAACAGATGTTGCAGTAGGTACAGCTTTAATTAATGGTGGCACAGACGGCGGTAACCGCACAATGACCGCTGCTAATATCCAAGATTTTATTTCGGACGCAGCTGTTTCTATTTACAAAGGAACACTTGGCTTTGCAACTAACATAGTTGTATCTCCAGAACAATGGGGCGCACTAATGGGACTTGTTGACGGTTCAAACAGAGCTGTATTTACACAAACAATTAATCCTCAAAACGCTTCAGGCAATCTAACTCCTACAAATATCCGCGGAAACATTGGTGGCTTAAACCTACGCGTTTCAACTGCGTTAACCGACGGCTCAGGAACAGGGGATAACACAATCATTGTTATCAATCCTGATTCTTACACTTGGTATGAGTCAACTAAGTATCGCCTAGAAACTAATGTAATTGCTTCAGGACAAATTTCAGTTGCATATTACGGTTACGGTGCAATTGCTACCAAGGTGGCAGCTGGATCGTACTTATGGAAAGTTGCATAAACTTCCTCAAATAGGAATCACCTGTAAGGGGGCGTTGGAAGCCTTCGCCCCTTTACTTTAAGAAAGGAAACTACATTGGCTGCTACTTTTTGTACTGAAGCCGAATTAAGGGCAAACCTTTCTTTGGGCAGCCTTTATACGAGCGCAACTGTTGAGGAAGTCTGCCAAGCTGGACAAAACATTATTACAGATTATCTTTGGACAAATAAAGCCTACAATTCTGCTCACTCACACATTGTTGGTTACGGAACTTTATATTTTGATACACCACATGACTTCTTTGTGGGGCAAGTAGTAACTGTAAGCGGTAACGGTGCGACTTTTAATGGTTCAAAAACAATTACAGAAATAGATACTTATTCAATTACCTTTGTAACTTCACACTCAACTGTTGAACCAATTCACCCAACTTCACCTTATGGAACTGTTTCTGCAACAGATTATGTTGCTTATGCAAGTATTCCCGAAGTTAGATTGGCAACGCTTATGGTATGCACGGAGATTTGGCAAGCAAAACAAGCTGCTAACGGCGGCGCATTAGACCCTAACTTTCAACCAAGTCCCTTCAAAATGGGCTCAACTCTTATAGCAAAAGTACGAGGCTTACTTGCGAACCACTTAGCGCCGAATGGACTAATAGGCTAATGACAGTTGCCGTTACAACTCTCAGAGCCTCAATCAAGTCCGCGCTAACGAACGCGGGGGTGTGGGATACATTTAGTTATGTACCAGCCACACCCACCGCTAACAGCGTTGTACTCAGGTATGCAGACCCAATGCTTGAGCCAAGCAACAATCAATATAATGTTGGTGCAAAAGCAAACTTTACAATTACTTGCATAGTACCAATGCTAGACAATCAAGCGTCTTTAATTGCATTAGAGGAAATGGTTTGCGCTGTGTTTTTAAAACTAAGCGCCTCAACTATTAAGTTTAATGTTGAAAGCGTTTCAGCACCTTCAGTATTGCAAGAAGCCCAAGAAATGATGGTTTCTACAATTAACATAAGCACACTAACAACTTGGAGTTAAACAAATGACACTAACAAACGAAGAAATTGCCTTTCTTATTAAGATCGGTCAAGAAGTACCGCAAGACAAGCCAAAACCAACAATCACTAAGAAAGACGAGGAATAACTAAAATGGCAACATTTTTAAATAACAAAGTTGGGTTCAAGGTTGCAACCGTAGACCTATCAAGTTTTGTACAATCTTTTGTGTTAAATCGCGTACTAGATCAAATTGAGATCAGCGCCATGGGTGATACCAGCCACAAATACGCTACTGGATTGGCTTCAGATACCATAACTGTAACTTTCCTAAACAATGATATTGCTTCAGGTGCAGGTTCAGTTCGTGCAACCCTTCAGGGTGCATTTGGTACAACAGTTGCTTTTTCAGCAATGCAAGACACAGGCTCGGCGGTTTCAGCAACAAATCCTCTTTATACAGGTACAATTCTTGTTGATAACTTAACCGATATAAATGCACCAAGCCCTGCCGATATTGGTACTATTGATATTACATTTACCTGTAATTCAAAGACCGCTGTTGCAACGACTGGTACATTTTAATAATTAAAGGATAACAATGATTAAACTAAAGATAACCAAGGCTTCAGGTGATGTTTTAGAATATGAGATAACACCTGTTATTGAGTACGCATTTGAATCACATTTTAAAAGCGGATTTCACAAACATTTCCGCGACGAGGAAAAGCAAACTTCGGTGTACTGGTTGGCTTGGGAAGCTGAAAGGCGCAATGGTAATCACCCTGTGCCTTTCGGCGACGCGTATTTAGAAACTCTATCTAAGGTAGAGATTTTGGACGCCGATTCCCCAAATGGATAACGAGGGATTCGTTCCACTACCTTGTTGCGAGGCTCGCAATTACAACTCGGATTCCTCACTCAGAATATATTAACATGGACAGAGATTTGTTAAAGGCAACTTTAGCAGTCCTTAAAGACGACGCGAAGGCTAGGGAAAATGGCAACCGAGGTAAAAGGCTTAATTGAACTTAAGAAAGCCTTAAAGGACTACGCCCCTAACCTTGCCGCGCAACTAGACGATCAAATGGCTTTAGCCCTTGGCGGTATTGTTAAAAAATCACAGTTCTATGTTCCAAATGATTCACCTTTAAGCAACTGGAGTTACCGAAAACGCTCTGAAAAAAACGCAGAGGGTCAAAGAAAATTTCCTTTGTATAACTCGGCGGCAGTTGTTAAAGGTATCAAATACAGTTCAACGCCAAGACGGACAAATAAAAAAGGTTTTAAGGCTGTTTATTTTATAATTAACAAATCGGCCGCAGGCGCTATCTACGAAACAGCTGGTAGAAAAAACGCTAATGGTCAACCTTGGGTTGGTCGTTTAGGCGACCCTAACGATCACGGTGTTAGCCACTCTAACAATCCGCAAGCAGGTGCAGATTTTATTCAATCAATGGGTGAACTTAAACAAGGAAACATTGAAAGTTCTACAAAGCGTGGGCGTTACATGAAAGGGCGTTTGATCTTTCGTGCGTGGGCTGAGGATTACGGCAAGGCAAACGCAGCTGCTTTAAATGCTATTTACAATGCTAATGAGCAATTTAAAAAGAAACAATACTTTAGGAAGGTTACTTAATGTCCTTAGTAATTGATATTGTCGGACAGTTTTCAGGTAAAAAAGCGTTTGACCAAGCAGAAAACGCAGCCGAAAAACTAGGCAGGACAGTTAAAACCGCCCTAATTGGCGTAGGAGTAACTGCATTTGCTAAGTCAGCAATATCAGCGTTTGCAGCGCAAGAGAAACAACTTAACCTTTTTAAGAACTCATTACAAACTATTGGCTTTGAGTTTGCTACTTCAGATTCATTAGCATTTTTAAACTCACTTAAACTGCAATTTGGCGTGGTTGATGACCAACTTATCCCTGCTTATCAGCAACTACTTACAACCACACGAAGCCTTGCGGCTTCTCAGAATCTTACAAATGTAGCCCTAGATATTGCTGCTCGTCAAAACATTAGCGTTACTGCCGCCGCAGACGCATTAAGTAAGGCTTACTTAGGCAACACAAAAAGCATAAGCACGCTAGATTTAGGCATAAGTAAAGCCACGCTTGCTTCAGGTAATTTTGCTGCCATACTAAAAGAAATTACAAATGTAACTAAAGGTTCTGCCGCCGCAGCCGCAGATACTTTTGCAGGTAAGTTAGCCAAGATAAAAGTTGCCGCCGATTCAGCCAAGGTAAGTATTGGTGCAGGTTTAGTTGAAGCCCTAATGCAGATTTCCAAATCAACTGACATAGACCAACTTCAGGCAAAGATAATAAACTTCGGAGAATCTGCCGCGCAAACATTAGCTAATGTTGGTAAAGTAATTTCAGATAACATAGTTTTAATTAAAACCTTTGCAATTGTATTAGCCGCAGCGTTTACCGTAAACAAGATTGCTGCCTTTATTGCTTCCCTGCAAACAATTGTTAAGGTAGTCAAGCAACTCAGAAACGCTTTAATTGCAAGCGCCGTAGCAAGAAACTTCTTACTAAATCCAATAGCAGGTGCAGCAATAAGCGCAGGCATGTTTGCTGCCATTGGTTTAGTAATAAAAGGTGTTGACGCATTAAGTGATTCAACCACTAGAGCAACAGAGAATTTAGTCAATTTATTTGGTGCTAGTAAAGCTCTTGGTGTGGGTGGCGATCAAGGTGGTGCTGCTAAGTTTGCTGAAGGTGCTTCGGCTAGAGCTGCTAAAGACGCTAAAGCAGCCGCAGCCGCACAGTTAAAAGCTACTAAAGCACAGACTAAAGCCCAACAAGATCAGGCTAAATTAAGCAAGGCAAAGACCCTTTTTGACATAGATCAAATCCAAATTATTGCTGCCTTGCAGGGTAGAGTTACAGAAGACGAGAAACTACGCTTATCTTTACAATTAGCTTTAATTCAAGGCAACGCTACTGAAGCAGATCGCCTAAGCAATCTGCTTGCTGCCTCTCAATTAAAAACAACTGATCTTGCAAGAACAATTGCTAATTTACCACCTGCACTAAACCCATTAAAAGATTATCCAAGTTATGTTAATTCAGCAATAACAGATATTCAGAAAATACAAAAAGAATTAGATAAATTAAAAGCCCCTGAACTTACAGTTAAAGTTAAAACAGTATATGAAGGTGCTGGTGGTGGTGGTGCTGGTAATGGGACTATCCCAATCACAGGTGGCGTTGCCGAATCATTAGGTGCTGGTTCAGATCAAACACCTATGTCAAGAATTGCAGAGCAAGCAGCGGCAGCCGCGCAAGCAGCCGAAACATTTAGAGAGGACGCTAGAGCAGCTCGCGACGCAGCTCAAGCATTGTCCGACATTGCCGCGCAAGCAGCTGAAACCGCAAGAGAAAACCGCAGAGCAAGTGCTGGCAATACTTACATAATTAACGGCGCAACTCAAAGCCTACTCAATGAATTAAGAAGTGGTTTAGTAGATTCATCTGCTTCAGGTTCTTTCTCAAGTATTGGCAGAGTTAGAGATTACAACTAATGACTTTACCAGTAACACTTAAGGTAACCCTAGATTTCTCGTCGGGTGCAACCTTCGGGTTTCCAATGGTCTTGGGAACAGGTTTACTTGACCAAGCAATTTTAGGAGTTGAGGGCAGTTCTAGCGTTGTTGCAGACTTAACAAGCGTAACAAGGCAGATAAACATAACTAGAGGTCGTAGCGTTGGGCGTGATACTTACGAGGCTGGAACAGCTATTGTTACCGTTTATGACAATACAGGCGCGTTTAATCCGCAAAATTTGAGCAGCCCCTACTACCCCTATGTAACACCTTTACGAAAGTTAAGAGTTGCTGCAATTTATGGCGGCACGGAGTATTTTCTTTATAGTGGTTATGTCCAGAATTATGCTTATAGATATGACCAATCAGAAAGTGTTGGTTACACAGACATTTATTGCAGCGACGCCTTTAGGTTATTTAACTTAGCGGTTATTAACGCAATTACAGGTCAAGCAGCTGGACAGGACATTGGCACACGCATTGGCAAGATATTAGACACAGTAGATTTTCCAGCAAGCATGAGGGAATTAGACACAGGTAATTCAACAGCTCAAGCTGACACAGGTGCAACTAGGACTTCACTAGCTGCTATTCAAGCTGCCGAGTTTTCAGAGCAGGGCGCGGTTTATATGAACCATGAAGGAAATGTGGTCTTTAAAAATAGAACAAACACCATAGCCGCTTCGGGTACTACACCAATTTCTTTTAATCAAACAGGTGGGATTCCTTACAAAAACTTAAAATTTGCTTTTGATGATAAGCTCATTTTAAATGTGGGGAAGTTTAAACGCGTGGGCGGTGCTGAGCAGGTATACACCGACGCTGCAAGCGTGGCTACCTACTTCCCTCATACACTTACAGCTGAGAACTTAATCCTTGAAACCGACGCTGAAGTCTTAAACGCTGCCGCCCTATTCATAAGCTCAAGGTCAGATACCACCATTAGAATTGATGAAATGACTATTGACATGCTTGATACTAATGTTCCAACTGCCACGATCTTAGACATTGATTACTTTACCAATGCCTTAGTAAGCAATGTGCAACCCGACGGTTCAACAATTACTAAGAACTTATCAATCCAAGGGGTCAGGTGGGATATAACACCGAACACAATGCTGGCAACATTTCTTACAACCGAGCCTATTTCGGACGGATTTATTTTAGGCAATACAACATACGGTCAGTTAAATGACGATATACTTAGCTACTAGGGGGCAATAATATGGCGGCAGGACAAGGTTTTAAAACATTTACCACAGGCGAGGTTTTAACCGCGGGTGATGTAAACGGTTATTTAATGCAGGGCGTTTTGGTCTTTGCAAGTGCGGCGGCTCGCGACGCAGCAATTACTTCACCCCAAGAAGGACAGTTTGCTTTTACTAAAGACACAAATGGACTTTGGTATTACGACGGTGCTGCTTGGGTTGCTTCAGGTGCAACAGGTGATATTGAAGGTGTAACCGCAGGTGTTGGAATTAGCGGTGGTGGTACTTCAGGAACAGTAACAATTACTAACTCAATGGCTACTGCAATTGACGCTAAAGGTGATTTAGTTGCTGGTACAGGTGCAGACACATTTAGTAAATTAACTGTTGGCGCAAATGACACAGTATTAACAGCAGATTCATCAACGGCAACAGGATTAAAATGGGCTGCTGCTGCTGGTGGTGGTGCAAATTGGACATTATTAAATTCTGGTGGAACAGCATTATCTGGATCAAGCACTGTAACTGTTTCTGGAATTAGCAATAAAGATAAAATTATGGTTTTTTTAATTGGCGTAAGTGCTGATGCAAACGCACAAATACAAATGCGTTTTAATGCTGATTCAGGTTCTAAGTATAACATGTATGGCTTACATTATACTTGGCAGACAACATACGATGAAAGCAATTATGGCACTAGCAATTTTCAATCTACAGAAATTTACTTGGGCAATTTAGGCACAAGTGGTGGCGATACTTTTGGTGGTTTCTTGTTAATGTCGGGTTGTAACGCTTCAGGCGTAAAAATTTGGAACGCAGCAAACGGCGGTAATAGTAGCGCTGGTAAAGCCCACAGAATTACAGGTGGTTGGTATAACAGTTCATCAACAATAAGTTCTGTTTCTTTAATATCTAATTCTGGAAATTTTGATGCTGGAACAATTTTTGTTTATACAAGCGCATAAGGAGATATAATGAAAAGAATAGAAAAAGAATTTAACGCCATAACAGGTGAGGAAACAATTACTGAGCGTGATGAAACTGCTGCGGAGAAAAAAGCAAGAGAAGCAATAGAAAAAGAAAATGCAGCACGTCAAGCCGAAGCCGAAGCAAGGGCAGTACAACGCCAAGCAGTATTAGACAGACTTGGCATTACTGCCGAGGAAGCAAAACTACTTCTTTTATAATGAAACCATGGTTATCAAAGGCTGCGGTGCAATTGCGCGAACAGATAGATGATTCATACTCAGAGCGTTTGCGTGGCAATGCCGAGGGGTGGATTGCTGATTTGCGTCATCAACAAGCGGGTAAGTCAGACCACATACCCGATTCTGTTTCAGGGTGCGTCCGAGCAATTGATGTTGACGCTCGCCTATCTGACAACAAAGGGGATTCAGCATATTTGGCAGATCAAATTAGACAATATGGCAAGAATTACGGACGCGTATCTTATGTAATCCACTTGGGCAAAATTGCTTCACCTGTACTTGGGTGGCGTTGGAGAAAATATAAAGGCTTTTCACCTCATAACCACCACATACATATTAGTTTTAAAAAAGATCAAGATAATAATTCAGAGTTTTTTAACATTCCACTACTAGGGGGTAATCAATGAAACTATCAGACAAACACATTGCAGCAATTAAGTCTTACGCAAGAGCTGTAATTGCAAGCGGTATTACAGTCATTTTAGCTATTGCAGCTGACATGCGACCTGAGTACGCAATCCTTCTAGGAAGCGTCCTTGCCCCTGTAATTAAGGCAATTGACCCAACTGAAAAGCAATACGGTCTAGGTAGCAAAGAGTAATGACAGCCCTTGAGTGGGCTGGCTTTCTAGCTGGATTAACAACCACATTAATGGGAGTGCTGGCTGGCTTACGCTGGCTAGTAAAAGGTTGGCTTAATGAACTTAAGCCGAACGGCGGCAGCTCAATTAAAGATCAGTTGACCTCATTACAACAAGAAACGACACACCTATCAAATCGCATAGATGAACTCTTTATTGTCATTAGTAGGAAGTAAACTTAAGACATGGCTAACACTCGTAAGCGCAAAAAGATTAACCGTAGGGTTGTTCGCAGGTCGCCCGAACCTTTATCTAAGCTTGATGTTTTTATGATAACCAAGCATGAGATATACCGCGCAGCAAAAAAGGCAGGTTTCACAAACGAGGTGGCTTGGTTCTTTATGCAAGAACCACACGCACTTCCCGATTGGGTAAGTAATGATTCACCCGACGCTTTAATTCCGAGGATTGACCCCACCGAGGACGAGGAAGAATAAATTATACGCGTCGCGTTCACGCCCGACCTTCAAGCCCCATTTGTAAATGAGGCGGCAGTAAAAGTATTTGGAAAGTTCTTACGGAAATGGCAGCCTCACCGAAATATCTGCATTGGTGATGAGATTGATCTACCTTACCTTGGTAGTTTTTCAAGGGGTAGCATTGATGAGTTTAAAGGCAACATTGATGATGATAGAAAATACACACAGGATATTCTTGAATACCTTGGCGTTACAGATGTACTAGGAAGTAACCATGGAATCAGACTTTATAGATCAATTAAAAAACAACTTCCCTCATTACTCAATCTGCCTGAGTTGCGATACGAACGATTTATGCAGTACGACAAGCTTGGTATTAAGTTTCACCCATACGGACTTAACTGGGCGCATGGTTGGACGGCAATTCATGGCGACTCAGTACCACTCAGTAACTTAGCGGGGCAATCTGCATTAGGGGCAGCAAAACGCATGGGCGTTTCAGTAATAATGGGGCATACGCATAGGCTTGGTCTGTCATGCCACACAGAAGCCTTTAACGGGCGCGTAGGGCGTGTTTTATATGGGTGTGAGGTAGGGAATATGGTTGACCTCTCAAGTAGCGGTATGAGGTACACAAAGGGCTATGCCAACTGGCAAACAGGATTTGCAGTTGCCTATGTGAAAGGTAGAAAAGTTCAAGTAATACCTGTGCCTGTTGCCCAAGACGGAAGCTTTATTTTTGAAGGTAAGCTGTATGAGTAGAGAAACAGATTATGTGCCTAGAACTATTGATGAACAGATTGACGAGTTTGACTCTCTAGGGTTACTTTAGACTTCGTTATCAAATTGTTATCAACACGCTTTGTTCCGTGTTGTAAATGTCTGACCTTTAAGTCATGCTTTTCCTATCCAAGTAAACGGACTTGGTGTAACGGAAAGGCTTTAAATGAACAAGAAGGATTGTTTAACACTAGCTGGCAAAAACGGTATAGAAATTGTTTTACCAGCGTGGGGTTCTGTTCAAGGTGATTTAATGATTCAAATTAATTTACCAGACGGATATTTAACGGATGAAAATACAACTGGATATTCTTTGTTTTTTAATCCAGCTGATATTACAAAAAAACAGATATGGGCTGCGGTTTACAATGACATAGAAAAACTTATTGCTCAAAAACCTTGGACAGTTGAAAAAGTTGAGGTGTCAGCATGAAAATCAAACATGCTAACGCTTTAGCCAATGTTAAATTAAACCCATTGGACTTTGAAAGACTTACAGAAAGTCAAATGCAATTTAAGGGACATAACTGGGAAATCCAAGCTCATAGGTTTGACCAAGAAATGAACTACAATCATGAGTACATTTTTTGGGTAGAAAACTATGCTTCCTTAATCCTTGCTACACATTTCTTAGATCAAGTTAAGCACAGTTATTCAATTGCTTATGATGAAGCGGTTGAGTTGTATTGCTTTACAACTGACTATCCAAGTTCTTGGAATATCTAATGAGAAACGCAGGATTACTTTGGTGCGCAATTATGGTCGGTGTAATTTTTGTATGGTACATAATTGCCTTAATAAAAGAGAACGCCTTTCAAAATGGTTATTGGAAAGGACGCGCAGCGGGTTGGGATTCTCACCGTAGGATTACCAATATAGCTAAAAAGTCAGATGAGGTATTTGACTATGAAAAACACTAACGAATTACTAGACGAGATAAGGGGAGTATTGCATGAAAGAGGGCGCGTTTATGGAAGCAGTAGAACAAATCACGAACGAATCTCAGAGCTGTGGTCTGCTTACCTTGGAGATTACATTTCGCCAATGCAAGCCAGTATGTGCATGCTTCTCGTCAAAGTCAGTAGGCTCTCAGAATCGCCCACACATTTTGATAGCCTCAAGGACATTATTGGTTACGCAGCGATTTACAACGAACTCGTAAACTCTTACGAAAACGATTTTGGGGGTGAAGTAAATGGCATTTGATTTAAGCAATTATATGACGGCTGAGGAAAGAATTGAACTTTTTGCAAAAGACAATCCTGACTTTAGATACGAAATAAACCATGAGTTTTACAAAGACTCAAATGGGGATACTTGGGTTGTTGTTAAAGCAATCCTATGGAGAACCGAGGTTGACCCAAATGCTTGGGTTATGGGTCTAGCAGCTGAAAACATGAAAACACAGTTTGCTATTGAAAAAGCAGAAACCTCAGCTTATGCAAGAGCTATAACCAATACTGGTAAGCCTCAATTCTCTACTACTAAAAACGGTGAGAAAGCACCGAGGGCTAATAGAGCTGAAATGGAAAGGGTCAATAATGTTACCGAGTTCAAACCTAAGTACGGAACAGTTGGGTCTAAATCGGCTGCAATGGAAGCTGCGCTTAATTTGGTGGAACAACGATCTCAAGATTCTAATGAAAGCACTAAAACTGCTTCTTGGTCTATTGGTGAAGTTATCCCTCAAATTGGTGAAGTGGTGGATTTTCATTTCACTTGTAATCATGGTGATATGGTAAAAAAACAAGGCGTGGCGGCAAAAACAGGTCGTCCATATTTCGGGTTTGTTTGCCCTGCACCTAAAGCTGAAGCATGTGAAGCTAAATGGGCTTCAGTAGCCGCTAACGGCTCTTGGTTCTTTGACGATAAGGAATAACATGGGCGATATGGAAATGATTGACCCAAGTGG